GCCTTGGATAGGATTCCAGATAAATACTACGCCCTACTTTATGACATGATGGAGAGCTAGGGATGGAAGAAAAGACACACTTTGCTAGATTCATGCGTAGAGCGATGGAGTTAGCAAGGCAATTACATAGCAAAGAAATCCAACGTGAAGAATTTGATAGAGCCTGGAAAAGATTAGGCGATCAAATCGAAAACGAAACAAAGAAAAACTAAGAAAACCGAAGTGCAGGCAAGCAATTAGAAAAGGTTTTGAAAAATAAGTGCTGACACGGCGACTCTAAGCACTTGTTTAGTAAAAATGTGGGTGATTACCCACGAAACATCACTACATACGTCCGCCAACTTGGGGCAATCGCCCAGCGTTTGGAGTGGTGAAGAAACTGTATAGGAAACGACAAACAAAAGGCCATCAAGGTAATTACAAAACAAATAAATAGAGGTAAAAACATGTTAGCAGATAAATTAGAAGCTGTTTCAACAGATCTAGAAGAAATACAGGGAAATCTCACAGGGGTCAGAAACATCTTAGTTAAAAGAGCAATCAGTAGGGTATTAAATGACTTGGACGATATCTATAATGAACTAACTAGCACAGAATACCATGAGCAACAAAAAACGCTTAAGGAACAGACTGAAGAGATGAAACTAAATGTAATTGCTGAGGTAATAGGCGGGCTGGAAGGTAGAGAAGAATCCTATTATAGAAATTTTTGGGGTGATACTAAGTTTTTAAAATCACTTTCTCACTTTGACGGATTCCTTTTCTTACACACATACCTAGCTGAAATAACTAAAGAGAATGACTACCCTATGACTCCAGATCAAGTGTTAAATTATGTTTGGGAGGTCATAGCGGTTGATATCGCAAAGAAAAAACGAGGGAAAAAGAACGTTTTGGATTCATGGACAGACTCATCCTTATATACTCGTGGAATGATGATTGACTAGGAGAAATAAAATGACACTAGACCTAGACAACATGACACAAGCAGAATTTGATAAACAAATGGCTGAAATCAAGGAGAGAAGCCCGAACCTCTTTCAGTTTATTGCTGATTTTGTAGATCGAAAAGTAAGCACCGAAGAGGTGGACGACTTCCTGAAGATGGAACGAAGCGAGCAAGTGGACTACATCAAGAACTATCAAGCGAGGGCATAACATGAATGAATTAGATTTAACCAATACACAGGCTTTAATCTTACTTTTAGTTATAGGAGTAATATTCCTTTGCTTAAAACTTATTGACAAACGTATGGAAGTAAATCCTAAAAATCTATCAGAAAAATCAAGTAATGATTTAGATCCTTATTATGGGCGGTATATCCAACTTGGAATGGTTAGTAAAGGGGGCTAAGTATGTTTAGTTTGAGTAAAGAAAGCGAACAAGATTTAACAAATAGAATAAGCACAGTAGTGGAAAACTATCTAGCAGTCCGAGAAAGACCAAAACCACGACTAACTGGTTTAATGTCAGCACAAGAAATTATGGAAGAGTTAGACATAAAATACAAAACCTTGCAAAGGTGGGAAAGCGCAGGATTAAGGCGATATCAACCACCACTAGAAGATACTAGAAAAGTCTACTACAGAGTTACGGACATTCTGAAATTTTTAGGGGTGGAGCAATGCGATTTATTGAGTTAGTTTTATCAGCTGACAAATTAGCATTATTTGGATTCTTAAAATCTACACCCACTAGAGTTTTTAAAAATGGTAATTACTACAAATTCCTTTACTATAAACCAATAGGTAAGGGGCTAACTAGTTTTCATTACAAGGGCTTGTATGTGGTTGTTAGAGATGAAAAAGGCGATGTAGAGGGTTGGGAATTAGTTAGAGACAGAAAAATATCAATAGCTAGTCTAGAATTACTAGAAATATTAAATGATTTAGAAGCAAATAAACTTTTAGAACAACGTCAAGGAATTGGGATGGAGCTAAAAGGCTGGATTTTTGATTTAATTTGTAACGGTATTTATACCAGGTATGAGACAGCTACATTAGTCCGTTTGTCATTTGTCAATGGCTATAGTTATGAACAACTAGTGGACTTATTTTCTGCAATCGTTAAGAAAAAAGAATTAGCAAGCTATTTTCTTGAAGTAGCAACAAAATTCTATAAGGAGGTAGCTTTTGAATAGAAGTGATATTGTAGATAAAATAATTGAAGAGAATCAACAAAAAGTACCACCTGACATAGTGGACTTAACCCAAGCAAGGGAGACCAACGAGGAACACAATAGCCTGAATCTAACACCTAAAACCAAAGGGAAAGGCTTTGCGGTAACCTTGGCCAATCTTAAAAAGATTTTGAGTAGTGATAGCAAGTTAAAAGGAGCTATACAGTACAACACTTTTACATTTGAAATTGATATCACAAAACCAACGAAATTAAACGGTAGAACTTTAAGTGGAACAATTGATGACCTGATCATAAGAGAGATTAGGGCTTACATTGCTACAAAGTACAAGATAGATTATAAGAAAGGGGATATCGCTGATATTTTGGAAGTGGTCGCTGGTGAGCATAGCTACAACCCTTTAAAAGACTATCTAGAATCATGTGAAAGTGAATATAAAGAGTTAGTGAATCAACGTGATCCATTTGATATTTTAAGGCATTATCTGAATATCAAAGATGATGAATATAACCGCATTATCATGGATTTGTTTTTCCGTGGGGCGGTTGCTAAGGTATTTGACCCCTCTATTAAGTTTGATTTTGTCCTGGATTTGACTGGAAGGCAGGGAGTGGGAAAGACCCAATTTTTTGAAGGCCTTTTCACTCACAAGTATTTTACAACGGTTGAAACCTTCACAGATAAGGATGACAAGGCTAGAATGGTTAGAAACTGGTGTGTATTTGATGATGAAATGGTGGCCAGTAAAAAGGCTAGTTTTTCAGAGTTGAAGAAGTTCATCACAGAAACTAAGCTAGAGTATAGACCGCCCTACGCTTCTAGTGATAGACGACTACCTAAGAGTTTCATCATTGTGAGGGCAACTAATGACCATGATTATTTGAATGACTTGACAGGAGAAAGGCGCTTCCTGGTTGCAGAAGTCCATAAAGATAACTCCTATAAGGGCAGAAAATGGACGGAGAAAGACCGTAGAGCCTTTTGGGGTGCTATGGTGGTGGCTTGGAAGTCAAACAAGTCTCTAATGCTCACAGACGAGCATGAAAAGTTAGTAAATGATGTTAGAAGTCGTTACAAGTTTACAGATGAAACACTTGAGGATTTGGAACGTTATTTGGCCTTACCTTTTCCTAAAAATATGTACCATCACCCAGTTACAGATAGAACCAGGTATTACTATATTTATGACATGATGAACGAGGGCTATTTTAGAAATAGCAAAGGTGGAACTGTTGAACTTGATACAGATAAATATGGCGAACTAGTAGAACGTGACAAGATGACTATAAACCTATTCTTCCAAGAAGTCTATCTAACTGATAAAGCACCACTAAAGGATAAAGCAAAGGTTAAAAAGTACATGCAAAATAAAGAGGGCTGGGAACACAAACGATCTTTAAAATTTGGAAAAAGCGTTAAACCTGGGTACTCAAAACCTAAAAGGTAGTTAAGGTAGTTACTAATTAAAAAAATGACTACCTTTTAGAGGGGAGCTAGAGCCTTTAAATAAAATGGATTTAGAAAAATGGTAGTTTTTAAGTTTTTACTGACTACCCTATTAAACCCTTGATATTATTGACTTTTATATTAAAAAGTAGTTATTTTACATTATTTATAAAGTAAATAGAATAAATAGATTAAAGGCGTTTATTATTTATTTTTTTCGGAGCGAGGTGACTACCTGACTATGCATTTTATAAACCCTTGGGACTGTAAGGCGGAAGTGGTAGTCACTAGATATTTAAAAATGACTACCTTTTTAAAATTGATTGTTTTTAAGTGATTGGATTTGATTTGTGAAGGTTATTTTAGCTACAAAACTCACTAAAAATTATCCAGGTATGGGGAATGATCTATAGAGAGGCGAAAAGTGAAAGTAGTAGAACCTATTAGAGATATTGATGATATTGAAAGAATCAAGGATTATTTAAGAAGGAAGAATGAACGAGACTACATTCTGTTCATGTTTGGTATTTATACAGGATTACGAGTTAGCGATATTATTCCAATTAAAGTCAAACATATACTAGGGAGTAGGATTGAAATAAGAGAGAAAAAAACTGGTAAAATAAGAAGTTTTCCAATAAATCAACAATTAAGAAATGCGTTAAATCAATACATTGAGAATAAACAACTTAAAGAATATGATTTTTTGTTCCCAAGCAGAAATAAAAACAAAGACAATGGGGTGAAAATTTGCCATATTTCAAGAATACAAGTATATAAAATTTTAAAAGAAGCTGGTGAACATATTGGTCTTAAGAATATTGGAACCCACTCAATGAGAAAGACATTCGGTTATCATTTTTACAAACAGAATAGCAATATAACAATTCTACAACAAATATTTAACCATTCAACACCAGAGATAACGCTTGGATATATCGGATATACTCAGGAAGAACTTGACCAGAGTATACTAACATTTGACTACTAAATAGCCTTTATATTTTACATAATGAGAAAATGTAAATTCAAAAACATGAAACAGGCCTATCCCCTTGATATAAAAGGGATTACAAAACACGCTTGAAAGTCACAGAATGTAAGATATGTTAAATATATGACACTAAAAAAGAAAGGAAAAACAGATGAATCCGAACAAAGATTACACGCCATTTTTACAGGACAACTTTATTATTTTTATCAAAAATGGTATAATAGAAATGAAGAAAATACCAGACTTTGGAAGTGTAGTATTTACCAGTCAAGATGGCAATATTGTCCAGATCGAAACAAGAATTAAAGAAAGATAGCTGACTAGAAAACTAGAGGCGTAACATTAAAGCTAAGTGGCTTTTTGTTACGTCTCTTTTTGTTTTGAGAAAGAGGGGAACAATGAGGAATAAAGATCCAGTAGATAATCGTAGGTAACAAGTACAATAAAAATGAATAAAAGAAATGAGGAATAAAACATGGAAACATTACAAACTATTGAAACAAAAGTAACTAAACTAATCGAACAAAACCAAAAAGATATTACAGAAGCTGAAGAAGAACTAACTAAGACAGGGCAAGTTATTTTAGAAGCAAAGGCAGAGTTACTACAGGCTCAAAGAGAAATAAATGCCCAAAAGTATACAGAAGCAAAAACGAAACTATGGACAGCAGAGCAAACGAAAGAATTGTATGAAAAACAACTAGAGACAATAAGTAATCAGCCTGTAATTTCTTATGAAGAATATCATGAAATTATTGGTGATATTACAAAACTAGCTAATAAAGAGCAAGAGGACTGCTATACACAGGCTTGTGAAAAGTTGAAAGAAGTTGTGGCAATTGCTAATATTGCTCTAGAAAAAGCTAACAAAGCTGATCAATTGCTTAAAAAAATCGAAGGCCAATTAACTAAGAATAGTGAATCATACAAGAAAAATAAAACAGGAGCATATCTATTCTACTCAGGGGTAGGCTATAAACCACAGAGAGCATTTTATAAACACAAAGGACAATTAGAAAGAATTATAGATAATTTTTCAAAATAAAGGAAAGGAAATAAAATATGAACTTATTTAGTCATAAAAGAGACCTTGGAGAAATTATAGGAGAATTACAAGTAGGTGCTCAAAAAGAAAGAGAAGAACAACAAGAACAATATAACAAAACCAGAGAGGAGGAACTTGAAAGGGCTTTAAAGGAACAAAGAGAATATGAGAGTTTAATAAAAAAGACAAGCATACACGTAGAGCAAGAAAAAGAACAAGCATACAATACTAAAGTAAAACAACTTACATCGGATGCAAAAAAAGAAATAGAAAAGAAAGTAGCGCAAGAAAATCATTATAAAACGGCTGAAGAAAAGGCAGAAGATGATTGTTATCGTTCTCTGATAAAAGGAATAAATTTTGAAGAATAAAAAACACAAAAAAATTAGGATAGGGGGGATGCCCCCCTCCCCCTCGGAGCTCCCGGACTTCACGCCATCACTGTACATTTTTTCTCGCGCCAAAACCCCATCATATTATTAGTGAAATTTCAAAATTTTAAGTATAATGGTGTTGAAGATTCTGAGCAATTATATGATTCAGTTGATGCTCAGAAATTGTCTAATAAACAATAAGAAACTGGACACATTGAGTTCGATAGGATTAGACGAAGAGCAAATAAAGAGATAATAGAACTAGATACCTAATAAAGGAAATTAATAATGAATTTAAAACAATATTTAGGAAAAAACATTAGAGTTACTTTTATTGATGGTCAAATCCTTGAAGGACATTGTAACACCTATACTGGGAAACTTGATACGGAAGACGAACTGTATGATGAAATTACAATAGCAACGGATAAACATCTATATGTTGGGTTTGACGAATCTGAAATAAAGTTAATAAAAATTATTTAGAAAACACGTCAAGTAGTGGCTTTGATAGATTATAGAGAGTGCTTGAAAAATGTTAAATAACGACTTAATGGAATGCGATAAAACAAGTTCATCCGATGGAATGGATAAAGTTCTTATTTCAGAGTCTAATCTTGAAGGATACAGTGATTTTTACAAAAATAATGAAGAATCGAAAATTTGGTGGATTGATAAGATAGATTTTAGAGGAGAGCTGTTGTTCAGTTTTGATCAGCAAAAAATTTATAACTTATTTCTTGATTATCCCCACAATATGACGGAAGAAGAAGTTAGAATTTTTGATAGTGAAAATCCTTTCTGGAGAGATTTTTTTAAATGAGTTAGGTAGTATAGAATGGAAGTAGACAACGCAGAGACAGCTAAAAGAGCATATCATTTTTTGAAGAGTTACAAGTCGCTGAAGAAGTTAGCCAATCTTAGAGATACTCCAGGAGCATTTGAAACCAAAGCTATAGAAATAGTCGAAATGATAGACTCTTATAGTAGTAGCCTAGACGGAAAGAAACGTGATATATTTTATAATTTATTTTTTGTTTCCCAAAAACAAAAGCAGACTTTGAAAGAACTTTATAACTCACTGAATATTGATAAAACAGAGTATGACCATATCAAAAGTGAAATCTTACTAGACTTTGCTCGTAGATATCGTGAAGGAGCATTAATGATATATCAAGAATAAAAACTAATGGTAGAATAAAAGCCCTTAGAAACAAATCTAAGAGCTTTTTGACTGGTCTATTTTATCAGCAATTTCAACTTTTAAAATTTCATTTTCAAACAATCTCACCCATCGAAAACCTGTTTTAACAGATAAAGCATCAAACTCTTCATCAAAAGTATCCTTATCTTCAAAAAGACAAATTCCCTTAAAGGTCTGGTTATCAACATCTGTAATCATTACAACTTTATTGTTAAAATTTCTAAGTTCCATTTTTATTTTCCTGATTTTGTAGTACTATAGTTTGTTATATTATTGAAATCCCCTTAGCGTAAGCTCCCTTAGTTTCTGCAAGAGTCATATTATCATTATACTTCAATATTGGTGCTATTCCTAATGATTGATAGAATTTTTCTAGATGTGCTATAATGATAAAAAGGAAAATATGTCATGAAAGTTAATAAAGTAGTCGGACAAAATAGAATAGGAAAATATTTAATTCTGTACTTAGATCCAGAATTAGACAAGGGTCTTAACGGAGCTATTATTTGCCGAAAAGCGATACTAAAAGATTTTGAATATGAGGTTATACCTTCTTTCGATACTAAGCACATGATTGCTCTTCAAAGTAATTCTGATGAAAATTACATAGGAGAAACAATTGAATATGAATAAGATGTGGAATTGGGTTAAGAACTGGTAAAATAGTTTCCTATTAAATAGGCATAAAAAAAGCACTTTTAAATAGTGCTAGTTTCTTGCCTGCTGAACTCATTTAAAAAGTAGAGTATCATGTTCAGTGATTTGTGGAGTGAAGAAGAAACTCCAAAGCATTCAAAAGGGAAAGCGAAAATTCTCAAACACCCTATTATCAAGCATTAAGAAGTAATAAAGCTACTTGCTGAATACTTAAAAAAGCGATACAACAA